ACGCCTTGTCTACAAGTGCAGGTGCAGATTTTTACAAACTAAGAGGAATGGATGCAAAGTTAAATGGATCAGACTATTTTACTCTATCTCCATTTAATTTTAACGAAAGAAACATAAGACAGGAAGGCAGTCTATCTAACGTACTAGGTATTGCCAACCTTAGGTATAGATTAGTAGGATCTAATATTATTTTTACTCCTACTCCAGACGCAAACACACAAATTAGAGTTTGGTTCGTACCAACAGCACAACAATTTAGTAGTTCAACTCCAGCTACTTCTACTACTGCTTATGATGATTTTAATGGATATGCTGAGTACATAGTAATAGACGCAGCTATAAAGTGTTTGCAAAAAGAAGAAAGTGACGTAAGTGTTCTTTTGAAACAAAAAGCTGATATGAAAAGAAGAATAGAGGAGGCTGCTAGCAACAGAGACGCAGGACACCCTCTTACTGTATCTGATGTTTATTTAGAAAATAATGAGTTCTTCTTTGGCAGGAGCACAGTTTAATGTCACTGAGGAGATTTAATAAAGTTTTTAAACCACAGGATCAAGAGTTTAACAGACTTCAAGATAGTATTGAACAAGCTGTAAACCCTATTATAGATTCTAGGATAGTAGATGGAGTTTACATAAAAGAAGTAGACCTATCAACAGCAGATACTTTTGTTGAACACAAGCTAGGAAGAGAACCATTAGGTTTTATAGTTGTAAGAAAGTTTGCCGCAGGTGATGTCTTTGAATCTTTGACAGACTCTAGTGGTGATAACTATGACAGAAAAAAATTTATAAACATTAAAGCATCAACAAGTTTATCAAATGTTTACTTGTGGATATTTTAGGAAATAACTATGGCTGAAACATCAACAACAACCTTTATGAATTTAGTCCTTCCAACCCCAGGTGAACGGTTAGGACCAACTTGGGCTACTGATATAAACACAGCCTTATCTAGAATAGATGAACATGATCACTCTGCTATAGGAAAAAGTTTAGGAGTAGCTGCCTTAACTATAGATGGAGACTTAGATTTTTCACCTGGTACAAGTGATTTTGCAACATTAAATAAAAAATACTCAGGTTTTACAAATAACTCGGGAACTCTTGCTGCTGCTAGTTTTCCTGCCAGTATCTTTGTATCTGAAGGAGATCTTTTTTATAACAACTCTACAGGTAATCAGGTACAACTAACAGATGGTTCAGCTCTTAGTTCTACAGGAGTTTCTGCGATACAGTTTTCTAAGTTTGCAGATACTTTATCAGGTGGTACTTCAGGAAGTCCTAACCTTATAGTTGAAGGTAATAATGCTTCTTACTATGTCTGTGATGCTAGTACAGCAGCAGTTCATGTTAGGTTGCCAGCAGCCTCAGCAGCTTCAGCAGGTAGGTTTTTTGTAATAAAAGACATAAGCGGAGCAGCTTCTACAAACAATATAACTGTTCACATAACAGGAACAGATACAGTAGATGGAGCTTCTAGTCACGTAATTAGTTCAAATTTTGGTTCAGCTACTTTTATTTCTAGAGGTAACTCTGTTGCTTATGATGTAATATAGGAGATAACATGGCTCTTAGTAAACAAGGATTACATCTACAATTAGATCAAGGCATCAATACAAAGTTTGATGATAAAGACCTACCTCTTGGGGACTTTGATGTAGTTGAAAATGTTTCATTTGAAAAAAATGGAGAGTTCAATAAAAGATTTGGTTATGATGAAATAAAAGGAGAACAGATAGGAGGAACTCAAGTTCAGACTCCTATTGGTGTCACAAAGTATAAAGATCAGTTATTATGGGTATCTAGGGATCAAGTTTATAGCTACAGTCAAGGAGCTACCGTATTTCAAAATGAAGGTAGTTTTGATGCTATAGTTCCTAAGTCTAATATAGTAGTTCAAAATGGAAAAGAACAATCTGAGCTTCAATGTGCTTATTTACAAGGCTACAAAGTTTTTGTTTACATGGAAGGGTCAGTCCACAAAATATCAGTAGTTGATGATGAGTCGGGTTCATATGTTCTTTATAATCAAACAGTAGATGGTTCCACTAGAACAGGTGGGCTTAGGCTTGTTGTTAAAGATAATAAAATTTATTTATTTGGTACAGACGGTTCTAATGTTTTAAAATATCAAAGGTTTGATTTATTAGGTTATCTAAAAGATGGACTAGCTTTTGAGTCTTCAGCAGCAGGAGCTTTAGGTGCAGAAAATACTGTAGCTACTCTACATTCATCCCAGAAGTATGATGTAGCTGTAAGTTCTATATCACTAATAATTGCATACTATGACAATAGTGCAAGTGAATTAAAGTTTGCAAAAGAACCTGCTAATACTGACACTTTAACAACTGGGATAGATCCTTTTACCGTAGGCATAGTTCCTGCAAACGCCATAGACTTAAGTGTTGATCTTTTTGGAAAGTTTATACTAGTAACAGCAAACGGAAGTGGTGTAGTAAAACTAGCCATACTTGGAGCCGATGTTACACAAGTTAAGGCTCCTACTACAATAGAAGACGTAACTTCTGCTAACTTTGATTCTGCTGTAAACGTAACTGCACAGACAATAGATGGTTTTACTTACGATGTTTTTTACCAAGTCTATGAATCTGCACCGTCTGTTTTCACAATAACAGGTGGAACTACAGCAGCTTCTACTACAGCAGGTTTAGATTTTACATGGTCAAATCATCACATAAGAAAAAATACTTTTAGTTATAGTACCAGTACAGCAGGTACAGCTTCTACAATCATGAGAGGAGCTGGTCTAGCAACAAAAGCTTTTATACAAGATCAAAATGTTTATATAAACACAATAAGAGAATCTGAATTATATGCTACTTATTATGTAGCAAAATCAGACGGTTCTATACAAT